AGTACAACAACATGATGACCAACCCCTGGGGTCCACCCTGCGGCGACGATGAGGGCAGCGACGATGAGTGATACGTCCGACCCAAGTTCTTCTTGGCCAAGTTTTAAATTCTCCCTGACCATCCTTATCCTGTTCCCGATGTCTTCTTTTTCTATACGCATGAATATTTTAAACCACAAAAAAACAACAAAATAAACCGATTCAAAACAAGTAAACAAAATATATATTTGTAATTATTCCGGTCAATTACAACTCAACACAGAATCAACGCACTGTTTACAAGTCGTCTTATTGTGTATTTTTATACTTGACAGTAAACACATGGTTTACTAAAAGGAGATAAATACACTACAAAAGGGGCGACACAATGCAATCCATCGGCAGAAAAATAAAAGAATCGAGAGAATCCAGGCCAATGAAAGGGGAAGATCTCGGAAGGATGGTTGGACTCACAAAGGCCGCCATTTCTCAAATAGAAAACGATCAACGTAAAAACATTGATCTCAATACCCTCTGCAAAATAGCTGACTCTCTCAACGACCTATCTATCCTGGTTCACCACTGCCAATCCTGTCCTGTACGCCAGCACATCTTCCTCAAGCAGTACCCAGACCTCAACAACATCCGCCGCGACCCGGCGATCATCGCCGCTCGGCTCCGAAAGGAATTTTCCGAGGCAGTAGATGCCATGGACCGCCTGGCCGAGCGGTTTTCAGACGCAGACTTTAAGAGCCGCCCTGACTATCCAGAGGTTTTTGAGCGCGAAATGGAGCAGGTGGTTGATGCCGAGCGAGCCATTGAGATTCTCAAGTTCGAGCTGGTGCTGTCTGGCACCCACTCTTCGGCCGACCTCAAGAAGGTCTACGACCGTCAGCAAGCCAAGTGTATCGCCAATGGCCACCACAAGCCGACAGAGGATGTCGCCGCATGAGCACAGAAGCATCCATCCTTTCCCGCCTGGCTGCCATTGAGCAGCAGAACCAACAGGTGTTGATGCTCCTTGCCAAGCTGGCAGGCATCCAAGCGCCGCAGGTTTTGGCAGGATTGCCGCCAGCCGAGGCGCAGCTTATCGCCCTTGCAAGGGTGGATAGGCCAGCCGCCATAGCGGAAGCCAAGCGCCGCTTCCGTGAATCCGGAAAAAAGAAAAAATCCCCCGCCGAGGTCAGGGCCTGATGCTTACCGGGAACGCCACCGAACCTTCACGAACCTCCTTTCGTGGACCATCTCCCAGGCTGGCAGCCGCCCAGCCACCTAATCAGGCCAGCGGCGCTCTGAATCTTGATGCGCAACACACAGATATCCCCAAGAAAATACTGGTGCTGGATAAAATGATCCGCCAGGAACTCAATTTGTGGGTGCTGGAATGAAAGAGCGACATAATTTTGCCACGTTATCTCCTGCCAGTGTTGATCTGGCCCTTGACGGTATCTCTGCCAATGAACTGGAGCGCCGGGTTGTCCATCTGGTTTGCAAGGTGAACAGCCCAAGAAGCGCATTGCGAGTGGTGGCTGAATATCGCGCCTCAAGAAAGGACGTACCATGCCAACAATAGCCAAGAAAACAGAAGACCACCGCCGCGCCATAGCGAATGCATTGCGGTATATTTCCGCCGCTCCTGATGTGTGCGAGCTGATCATCGACAACTTCGACAGGGCATGCAAGGTGTCGCGTGATGAAGGGTATGGACACTGCGCAGAGCAGGTGCTCACCGTGGCCACCTCGCTCAACTCGTATGGCAAAGCATAACCAACAAGGAGGCAGCCATGACCATCATCGAAATGCAACAGAAGATTGATCGCGCTGGCAACGCCAGGGAAACCGGGAATAGAGAGGGGTGGACAGAGGCCGAGCTGCTGAATTCCCTGCGGGCCATAATGTTTCACGGGTGCAAGCGTATAGTCATAAGCGGAAAGAAGTGGAAGGCTATTGTTTGCAACGGCCCAGGCTGGATTAGTTTTGTCCCTGCCTGCAGGTTGCCTTCGTGATCCCCCGCGCCCCCTCCTGGCTGTTGTCCCGGCCAGAGAAACATCAAGACGAACAAGCGAGGCGTGGTTCTGGTTTGCGGCAAAAAATCACGGGTCCTCCTGGCACCCGCTAACATGCGGGCAGAACTGCGCGCGATAAATGAGTCCATTTGAATTTTTAGTTTTGAGTGAAATAATGAAAACTATCGTCATTTCAATTTGTTGCATGGAGTTATGGTCAAAAATATGACGGATGAGATAGAGGATATTGCCGCCCAGGTCCAGCGGAGGGCGGCGGAATTGACCCCGAACAAAGAGCAGCCACCGCTGGAGCAATCATTCATCAAGGCGTGTTTGGATGCCAACGAGCGGGGCGATGGTTGCATGTTCGCCACGATCCACCGCGGCAAGTTCCTCTACAACACCACCCCGAAGGATGGAGAGTGGTTCGCCTGGAACGGCCATGTCTGGACCAAGGACGAATTCCGCCGCGCCATGGCGGCCATTGAAGACTGCGCCATCGAATACCAGCAGCAAGCCGACATCCTCAAGAAGGAAATCAAAGACGATGGCGTCGACAAGCACCACGAAGATGCCTGGAAGCTCGCCTTGCACAAAAAATATCAGTCACGGGCAGACAGGCTCCGGCAAGGATCAGGCGCGGCGGCGGTGCTCAACTGGGCCCCGGTGGTGGATACTGCTATGGCCTGCAAAGAGTCCGACTTCGACAAGCAGCCCTGGCTGCTCCCGGTAAAAAACGGCATCGTCGATCTGCGCACCGGCGCCCTGATCGCAGGCCGACCGGAAGACCTCCTCACCCGCGCCCTCGATATCGACTACGACCCCCACGCCGACTACACCCTCTGGCAGGACTTCATCAACGATGTCTGCGGATGCCAGGAGGTTGCCGCCTTCATCAAGCGCAGCGTCGGATACGCCATCACCGGCCACAGCTACGAGCAATTCATTTGGGTATTCACCGGTCCAGGCCGTAACGGCAAGGGCGTCCTGTTCGACTTGATCGGCGATGTCATGCGCCCATATTACCATGTGATCAGCCGAGCCATGCTCATTGAGCAGCGCAGCGAGCCGAGCCCTGCCGCCGCCAGTGAGCACATGTACAGCCTTATGGGAAAGCGAATCATTGTTGGGGCAGAAACTAACAAGGGACAAAAGATCGATGACGGCGCGGTAAAGCTGCTGACTGGTGACGATGACATAAAGTGCCGGCCAAATTTCAAATCAGAGATAACATTCCACCCTTCCCACACTCTGTTCTTGCACACCAACCACATTCCGATTGGACTCACCCGCGATTTCGCCCTGGTCCAGCGTTTGCTCAAGGTGGAATTCCCATTCATGTACGTGGATGATCCAGAAGCCGAGGCCAAAAAAAAACCGGCCATGGCCGGACGCTTCCGCAAAAAAGACCCAACCCTAAAAGACAAGCTCCGCCAAATAAAGCCTGGCATCCTCCGCTGGCTAGTTGAAGGCACACGCGAATGGATGGAACACGGACTCGCTCCCCCGGCCAGCATCAAAGACGCCGTACAACTCCTACAGGACGAAGAGGATTATGTCGCCCGCTTCATGAAGGATTGCCTGAAGCGCTTCGAGGATGACCACGAGGTCAGGATGCAGACCACGGACATGTACAACGCCTTCCGCTGGTGGTGGGGGCAGAACATGGACGAAGCGGCCAAGATGATCCCGGCCATGAAAACTGTCAACAAGGACATGCGCGAAAAGGGCCACAAGGTCGAGGGGGTCGGCGGCAAGACATGGCTCTACGGACATACCATTAACCCGGAGATAGAGGATGATGTGGATCAATTCATCGCCAGCCGTGCGCGATAACTCATTTACTCATGGCCACTCATGGCCCAACTCATGTCACGCAACATAGCGGAGTGATTACAAAAACAACCTCGACCATGAGTAAATGAGCAGATACGGGCACGCACGCATGGAACAAAAAAACACAGAAAAAAATACATACACATACACGAGTATATTTACTCATTTACTCATAATAATATAAAAATATAAATAAAAACAAAGAGTTAAAACCATGACTTCAACCATGACCAGCCAAGAGTTACAAAATTAACTCATGCTCACCATCCTGACTGATATAGCCCAGCGCTTCGACCTGGCCCGCAAGACCGGCAAGTGGGTTGGCCCCTGCCCCAAGTGCGGCGGCTCCGCCACCTCGGACAAGTTCAACCTCCGGGACGATGGCGGATTCAAGTGCTACGCCTGCGACTTCAAGGGCGACATCATCACCTGGCTGCGGGAGATGGACGGCAAGAGCTGCCCCGAGGCCCACGAAGCCGCCAACCTGGAGTGCCGCTCTGTATCCTCCTGCCCTGCTGCCGGATCGTGCCGCCTGGGCAACGGCACCGGCGCCACACGCAGGCCTGCCAGATCGGCCCGCACGGTCACCCCGCCCATTGCCGCCAAGGAGAAGGCCCTGTCAGTCGCCAAGACAGATCAGCCGGAGGAGGCATGGCTGCGGTGGGCAAACAATCTTGTGGCTCCAGCCGCTGCTGAACTACAAAAGCAAAAGGCGGTGCTCACCTGGCTTGCTGACCGCGGCATCGATGGTGCGGCGGTTGTCCGTTTTGGTCTCGGATGGCAGGCCAAGAATGGCAATGTTGTCCGCGCTTCAATCGGTTTGCCAATAGAAGACGGGAAAGAAACTCTCTGGATCCCGGTCGGCCTGATGATCTGGATCCACAACCAGGACGGCTCCATCCACCGGCTCCGCATTCGCCGCCCCTCCTGGGCCAGGGAGAAGTTCCTGCCGAAACGAAAATACGAGTGGATAAAAGGCAGCGGCAAGGCACCCATGGTCATCCGCCCCAAGGGACAAAGTCGTGGCGTGGTGGTGGTCGAGGCCGAGCTTGATGCCATGGCCGTGGCCGCCGCGCACCAGGAGGTGACGGTCGTCGCCCTGGGCACTGTCGTCACCCCCCTGACCACCGAGATCAAGGCCGAGATCGATGCCTCCCCGGTGATCCTCCTGGCCCTGGACGCCGACCCCGGCAAAGACGGCAAGCCCGGCGCAGGCCCGGCTGCCATCGCCGCCTGGCGCCATGAGTTCCGGCAGGCCAAATTCTGGCCGGTTCCGGCAGGCAAAGATCCGGGCGATTACGTCAAGACCCACTCCGGCAACCTCCACGCCTGGGTAGAAGCCGGGCTCATCCCGCAGATCAAGGCCCCGGCAGCCCCAGCCCATGACGCCATGAGTTCCCCTGTCGGTTCTCCGATGGGGGGGGAGGGGGTAGATAATACTGCCACTCCCGCGGCGGCTTCGGACTATCAAATCGTCACCCTCACCGATGGCCGCGAGATCCATGTGGTGGCGGATGAGGCCCTTTGGAAAAAGCTGGCTGCCCAGGGCAAGCTGGTGTTTTCGGAAAACGAAATGAAGCGGCTGCAGGTGGCAATGGCCGGGGCCAGCGAGGATGAGCGGCAAGGCATGATCAACGCAGTGCTGGATGTCAAGGCGGTGTTCTCTGGCGCCTATATCCGCCGGGGCGGTGAGCGGGTAACCGTGGGGGTGTTTGCATGATGACCAAGATTTTCCCCTCCATCATGGTGCTGCTCTCCATCGGTACCGCCTTGGTGTATCTTTCCGCAGGATGGCAAGCAAACTGGCGCATGGTCCTCTACTGGTCAGCCGCCTCGGTGATAACCACGGTGGTGACCTGGTGATGATGAATTATTTGACAACCGCCTGGGGTTTGGGCTATGCTTTCCCTGTCGCCGGGATACCGGCGGCCGGGATTGGCGTCCCAAAAAGACGGCGGACACACCGCCCCCAGCAGTATCGGCGGTTTTTTTGTGTCCGTAGCATGGCTTGCTCCCTTTGGGCGGGCTGTGCGGGGAGCCTTCGGGCTCGCCGGTGGTCCGTCTCCGGTACGCCAACCCGTACAGTTTCGCCCATTTTTGCGATTGGCGTCGCAATGGGCGGGAATTTTTTCCCCCTTAAAGACGGAGTACAGCCATGAACCACGCCGTAGCAGCCCCCAACCTGGCCATTGTCGATGGCCGCCCCTGCACCACCTCCCTGAATGTCGCCGAGGTCTTCGGCAAGCAGCACAAAGACGTACTCAAGGCTATAGCCGCCGTCAAAATTGACGCGGGCTCGTTTGATCCGGATGGAGCAGAGCGCAATTTTGCGCCGTGCTCATATCTCGACGCCAACAACCGGGCACGCTCGATGTACCAGATCACCCGCGACGGCTTCACCCTCCTGGCCATGGGTTTCACCGGCAAGGCTGCCATGAAGTTCAAGCTGGCCTACATCGCCGCCTTTAATTCCATGGAAGCCGAGCTGCTGGGCCGTGGTGACGAAGCCGGGCGCAAGCGGGTGGAGGTCAACCACTCCCACCTCCGGGCCACCCTGGCCCCCGGCGGCCTGGATATCCGCTACACCCTGGACCTGACCAAGATCATCCGCAGCCCTTCCGCCAAAACCATCAACCTCCTCTCCCGGCTCACCGGCATCGACATGAGCGATCTGGTCGCCTCCGGTCCAGATATCGACCTCCCCACCGTGGAAAGGCTGGTGGCCCGTTTTGTCGAGGAGTGCTGTGTCGTGTCTCCTGAATCAGTGCTGCCCTTTGCCCGTGTCTATGCCGCCTATGTCGAGTGGTTTTCCTGGCAGGGCGAGGCCGCGTATTGCCTGGCCGCGCGGCGGCGGTTCAGCGATCTGCTCGTTACCGGCTTCGGCTTTGGCCGGGACATGCGCGGCGGCAACGCCCGGCTCCTTGGCTTCGCCCTGCGTGGCGGTGAGGAGGTGCAGCATGGGTAATATCACCGCGCTCAAAAAAGAAATGCCCATGCGTTCCTACCGGGGATTCAACATGGATGACGAGGCCTCCATCCTGTTCCCGGAACTGGCCTTTGAAGTGCGGAAGGCCTGGGTAACGGTGCAGCAGAGTTTCAGGCGAGAAGAGCTGTACAGGATGAATAAGGTGGTGGGTAAACATTTTTCCGCCCTGGAACAGGTGCTGGAACTGCTCCACCAAAAGGACCACCACCTGTATGCCAAGACCATGGAGGGATATCTGACCATGAAACTCCATGTGCTCAAGGGTCAGTTGACCAGATCCAAGATATTACACATCTACTGCGAGATGTAATAAACCAGCGGGGCCGTCGCAGGACGGCCCCAGTAAGGAAACACCATGGCAGAAGAAGCCGAACGTTTTATCAACCGCAAGCAGGGCCTCAACTGGCTCCATGCTCAAGGGTACAAGGTGAGCCAGGGCAAGTTTTACCAGGATTGCCAGGCGGGGTTCCCTGTGCTGCACCGGGATGGGTCCATCAGCCGCTACCAGGTGATGCAGTACGGACAGCAGCTCGACCTGGAAACCAGGGGCACCGCCCTGATCTCCGGCGGACAGGATGCAGACGAGGCCCGCAAGATCAAGGCCGATGCCGACATCAAGGAAATGCAGGCCAACAAGATGCGGCGGGAGGAGGATGCCGAGTGGCTCCACGCCGATGCCGCCTGGATGGCCATTGCCGGTCTGCTCGGGGTGCTCAAGGACTCGCTGCGCCACCACTTCCACGCCGGGCAGGGNGAGCTGATCCACCTGGCTGGCGGTGATCCTGCCCGTGGGCCGGAGGTGTACGAGAGTTGCGAGGAGATCATGGCCAGGGCCTTCAACGAGGTGGCCCGGATGGAGAAGATTGAAGGTGTTTTTGCCAAGGAGGGGGGAGAGTGATGGCAACGAAAAAAGCACGGCACGAAGAGGAAAAGATGCGCTGCATCTGCCCACGCTGCGAAAAGCAGCACGAGATGTACCTGTTTTTGACAGGCAACGGCCAGCCACGCAAGTATTGCCCGCCGTGCAAGTCCATCGTGGGCGGGACGCAATGCAGCAAGTCGGCGCAGATGGTGCGGTGTCGGCAGAAGAAATCTACTGTGGCGAATGGATAACGACTGAGGTAACCGGAGAGCGTAGCGAATCCGGTTGACCGTATGGTTAGCAAAGCTTTGTAGAAAGGAGCAATTTCAGATGATTACGGTTTTACACCATGCAGACGCCGATGGATTCGGGGCAGCCTATGCCCTCTGGAAGACCTTCGACCAGGAGGCCAAATTTATCCCTGTGCAGTACGGGCAACCGGTGCCGGAACTGCCGGAGGAAACGGACTGCCTGTATATCGTGGATTTCTCGTATGACCGGGAAACCACCCTGGCGCTGGCCCGCAGGTTCGGGGTTGGCTCCATCGTGGTCATCGACCACCACAAGACGGCAGAGAAGGAACTGGCCGGGCTGATGTTCGCCGAGTTCGATATAAACAAGAGCGGGGCTGTTCTGGCGTGGGAGCATGGCAAGACGTTTCAGCCTGTGCCGCCGATCCTCCGCTACGTACAGGACCGCGACCTGTGGAAATTCGAGCTGCCGCACTCGGAGGAGGTGAACCTCTACATTGCATCGCTGCCGTGGGATTTCGAGGTGTGGGACCGCTTCGATCTGCCGACCGCCGTAGCAGCCGGAACGGCGATCAAGGCATTCCGAGATAACCAGATCAAGATGGCTCTCCGCGATGCGCGGGTCATTGATTTCTTCGGACACTCGGTCCCGGTGGTCAACTGCTCGGCCAACATTTCCGATGTCGGGCACGAGTTGCTGAAAGCTCATCCTGACGCGCCTTTCGCGGTGATGTACTGTGACCGGGGAGACGGCCAGCGGAGCTATTCGCTGCGCTCGCGGGGGGATTTCGACGTGGCCGGTCTCTGCCGGGAACATGGCGGGGGAGGACACAAGGCGGCTGCTGGCTTCGCCACGCCTGCCCCTTTGGCTTGCTAACGCCGTTTTAACCTGCCGCGCCTAAAAAGCGGCAGATTGGTTGCCCGACCGTGTTCGCGGTCTGGTTGAAAACTTTGTTAAAAAGCAGCGCCACCGAAGGGACTATGAGCCTCCAAATACTTAACGGCGATTGCCGCGACATACTCCCGACCCTGCCCGAGCAGAGCGTGCATTGTTGCGTGACCTCGCCGCCTTACTTTGGCCTCCGGGATTATGGCGCAGATGGTCAAATTGGACTGGAGCAAACGCCGGAAGAATTTGTTGCCGCCCTGGTAGAGGTATTCTCCCATGTTCGCCGGGTGCTGCGAGATGACGGAACCCTTTGGCTAAACCTGGGAGACAGCTACAACGCTGCGGGCCGGGTAGGGCATGGGACAAGGAGGCAAGGGTGCAAGCAAGGCACCAACCGGGCCAGTGCCGCGAAGGCCGACGCCTGCCGCCCTTCGATAGCCGCCCTGAAGCCTAAAGACCTGATCGGCATCCCCTGGCGCGTGGCCTTCGCTTTACAGGCTGACGGGTGGTACTTGCGGAGTGACATAATTTGGAGCAAGCCGAACCCCATGCCGGAGAGCGTGACCGACCGGCCAACCAAGGCCCACGAGTACCTTTTCCTATTGGCGAAGAGCGAGAGGTACTACTACGATCATGAAGCGATCAAAGAAACGAGTACCGGGCAAACAGGAAAAGCGGCATCCTTTAAGCGTGAAACCAAAGACCATCTTCTGCCGGGGCAAAATGCCATCCAGCACCGGCTAGGCCGAGAAGATCGGGAAGATAACGGTAGGCGGAACAAGCGGAGCGTGTGGGAAGTGTCCACCAAGCCGTACAAGGGAGCGCACTTTGCCGTGTTTCCTGCCGCCCTGATCACGCCTTGCATCCTGGCCGGCTGCCCGGAAGGTGGAACGGTGCTTGACCCGTTCGGAGGGAGTGGCACCACCGGGCGCGTGGCCGTGCAGAACCGCCGAAACGCCATTTTGATTGAACTGAATCCCGAGTATATCGGGCTACAGCAGCAGCGAACCAGCAATGTGCAGATTCGCGCTTTTTAACGCCAGAAATAACGGGCGGCTTTAGCCGTCCGGCTGATTGATTTGTTGTGCATACGGGGGTGCAGGATTGAAAAACTATTTGTCTTTCGGCGGTGGCGTGAACTCGGTTGCTATGTACCTTTTGCTGTTGGAAAAGGGAGTAGAGTTTGAAGCTGTCTATGTAGACCACGGGGCCGACTGGCCGGAGACAGGTGAGTATGTGAAAATGTTTGCCAAGAGGTTCCCGCTCACGATCCTGACGCCAAACGTGGAGGGAGAGACAACCCTTTATGGCTACTGCATCAAGCGTGGAATGATGCCAAGCAGGATCAAGCGGTGGTGTACGGATAAGTTCAAGGTGCGAATCCTTATGGGGTATGCGAAACCACCTTGTTTCCAGTTGATTGGAATTGATGCGGGTGAGTCTCACCGCGCAAAGATTTCCTCGGTGGCAGGAGTTGAAAACAGGTATCCGCTAATTGAAGATGGTATTGACCGGGCTGGGTGTATCGATCTTATCAAGAGAAACGGTTTGCCGGTGCCGATGAAAAGCGGGTGCTATTTCTGCCCATATCAGCGGGTATCTCAATGGAAAAAGCTGCGAAAAGAACACCCAGATCTTTGGTGTAAGGCCGTTGGGATCGAGGCCTCCACCAACAGGGGGCGTGATGAGCGTGGCAAGAACCATATTTACCTGTACGGGAAAGACAAGCCCCTATCCGCGATAGTGAACGAACAGCAGAATATACTGCCTGGCATGGAAGAAATGGAATACCCCCCTTGCCAGTGCGGGCTATGAGTATGCACAACGGCTTTAATCACTGGAGCCGCCGCCGGGAAGACCGAAGGCCACCGGACTTTCTCGGCTTCCAGTGAATTATTTTGTTGGCTGATTTTTTAACCTGGAGGAGATATGTGCTACCCAACTACCAAAATCGAATGTGTGCATTGCAAAGGAAAAGACCTTGATCTTGATTACATGGCTGAATCTGATGAGACCAGCGGGAGACTGGTTTTTCTGTGTGATGATTGCCATCGGTCTACCGTAGTTACTTTTGTGGCCATCGAAAAGGATGCTTTTTGATTCCAGCCAACGCTTGAGCTGAGACGCGGGAAACCGAAACAGGAGGTGCCGAAGATGACAGACAAAAAAACACAGGACCAAATTGCGGCCGTGATGTTGCAGCATGGCACAGAGGACCAGCAACGGAAGGCGCTGGAATACTGCGGACTGCCCGAAGCCACTGCACCGCCTCCGGTTTCCCCGTCGAGCCCAAGCGATTTGTTGGGCCGGATGCGTGATTTTGAGGTTGACCACAAACCGGATGGCTGGCCAGCGGTGCAGATGCGGGACATATCCGCGCTGTGCCAGATGGTGGAAGGGGCGAAACGACTACGGATAAACCCCACCCGCCTTGACTGGGCACCTGGTGGGGGATATTGGCTTGATAGAGTGCATGTCGGAGCCCTGGAAGATGCTTTTTACTTGGCTGGGAAGTAGGCCCAACGACCAGCATAAGCGGTTGCCGGGCTGTTTCGGCAATCCGACTTAATGCGCTGGTTATGCGATTTTCTTTTAGATTTCGGAGGTAAATATGGGAAGCATGAAAGGCAAGCAAGCAAAGATTGATGCAGCATTTGGTCGACTGGCTGACATGATCCAGAGCGGTCACTTGCTGGCAGGGGCAGACCCGGTTGGATTCCTTGACACGGTGGCCGCAGAGCTGAAAAATTTGCGAACTGAAAACGTGAAGTTGAAAGGGACCGTGAGCATAAAGCAAGACCGGGTGAACGATTTAGAGAAAGCCTTGAGAGATACCCTGCGGCAGCTTGAGAAGGCCATAAATGGAAACGCAATGGACGGTGACTGGATATCCGCAGAACTACATGGGCGTGAATGCTTGTACGCATAACGACCGTTATCCTGCACCCCCGGCGGTCTAATCCACCGCCCGCCGTGGTGCAAATCAACCCGCAACCCTTAACCGGGAGGGCAAAACCATGAACCAACCAGCACCGCAAAGACCGCCGCAATCTTCGCCCGAGAACCAACCCCGGCTCAAGGACCAAGTCCACGCCGTCTGCCACACCCTGCGTCACTCCTTTGCCACCCACCTGCTGGAGGCGGGCCGGGACATCCGCACCATTCAGGAGATGCTGGGGCATAAAGACCTCAACACCACGATGATCTACACCCACGTGATGAGCAAAGAGTCCATCATCAGCCCCATGGATATGGCATGATGCAATCACCCGCACTCAGCCCGCAGCACTCGGACCTTTTCCCCAGGGCCATCCCCTACCCTGCCGAGCTGCCCCCCATGCGCCGCGATCTCCTGGCCGGGATGCCTGTATCCTTCCCCATCCACCGGGCAATTAAGCTGCGGCTGCGCAGCCCGGAGAAGATCCGGGTCTCCGAATGGGCCGCCAAATATCGCATCGTTTCGGATGGCGCCCATGTCGGCCCCTGGCGGCACGAGTATGCCCCGCACACGGTCAAGATCATGGACACCTTTGGCAAGCCCCATGTGCGGGAGGTGTGGTTCTGCGGGGTGGAACAGTCCGGCAAGACCAACACCATGATCAACTGCCTGGGCTGGTGCGTGGATTGCGACCCCGGCAACATCTTTTACCTGATGCCCACCGAGGACACCGCCTCCAAGATCACCGGCGGCAAGCTGCGCCCCACCCTCCAGCAGTCGCCCCGGTTGGCCCGCTACCTCACCGGCAAGCAGGACGATGTCTCCCTGGCCAAGCTGAGTCTGCGCCACGGCATGACCATCTACCCATCCTGGGCCAACTCGCCCTCGGCCATGGCCACCTTTACGGCCAAGCATTGTTTCGGCGATGAGGTGGATAAGTACCCGGAGTTGGCGGGCAAGGAGGCGGACCCGATCACCCTGGTAAAGAAGCGGAACCGGACCTACAAGGGCCGCTACAAACGGTTTTTCGCCTCTACCCCGGCGGGCCGCTTTGTCTACGAGGGCATGCGCAAGTGCCACCAGGTCTGGGAGTTCCGGGTCTGCTGCCCGGATTGCTCCGCGATGATCCGCATGGATGGCGAGCACCTGGTGCTGCCCGAGGGCGCCACCCCGGAAACCGTGGACCAGCTCGCCCCCGGCTATGCCTGCAACGACTGCGGCGCGGTCTGGGATGATCAGGACCGCGACAAGGCCATCCGGGCGGGCCGCTGGGTGTGCGTGCAGGGCGAAGATGTGCCCAGGCCATCCAAGGTGGGTTTTCACCACCGAGCCTGGGAGTGTCTGGACATCCCCCTGGCCGAGATCGCCGGGGCCTGGCTCAAGGCCAAGGATGGCAGCGTGGCCGATAAGATCGCCTGGGCCAACGGCTACGAGGCGATAAACTACGAGGCCGAGCACCAGGACCGCAAGGAGGACCACATCCTGCGTCTGGTCGATCCGGCCATGCCGCGCGGTGTGGTGCCGCGTGATCCCTGTTGCCTGGTGGTGCTGGCCGACACCCAGCGGGTGGGCTTTTACTATCAGGTTGTGGCCTACGGCTGGGGCCGCGACCTGGAGTCCTGGCGCATCGACCACGGCTTTGTCGAGCACTTCGACCACTTAAAAGACATCGCGGCCAAAACCTGGCTGGATGCCGACGGCAAGGAGTACCGGGCCAGTGCCGGGTTCATCGACTCGGGAGGCGGCACCAACCCGGCCCAGCCCAAGCACAGCCGCACCGCCGAGGTCTACGAGTTTTGCCGGATGCACCCGTTTTTTCGGCCCATCAAAGGGCGGCGGGACATGGCCCAGCCCTGGAACACCACCCGGCTGGATTACTACCCCAGCCGCAGCGGCAAGAAGATCCCCATCCCAGGCGGGCTGACCCTGTACACCATCAACGTGACCATGGCCAAGAACGAGCTGGCCGCCAAGTTGCAGATCGAGCCGACCGACCCAGGGGCCTTCCACCTCCACGCCGAGGTGGGCAGCGACTACGCCCAGCAGATGTGCGCCGAGTACCAGGATGAGCGCGGCTACTGGCAATGCCAGCGCAACAAGCCAAACCACCATTGGGACATCTCGGTGTATGGCATGGCTGCTGCCGAGATATTGAGAATACGGGACAAAAGGCCGGTAAAGGCGGAGCCTGATCCTCAGCCCCAGCACCAACCAGATAAAAGTTTTGTCACAGGATGGAGGCGCTAATGTCATGGCTTGATGAGACGAAACGTGAATACCTGAAGCCCAGCGAAGTGCGGGAAATATTCTCCCTGTCAAGATCCTATGTGTACGAGCTGGTCAACAATGGGGTGCTGGAGGCTATTAAGGTCAATGGCACAGCTCTCCGGATCAGTGTTGCCTCTGTCCGCAAGATGAAGCATGAGTCGCGGCACGATCCAGACAAGTGAGCAGCAAACCACCACATCTTGCGTTGATTTTTTATTACCCAACAACATAGTGTGTTAATAAACTGTCCACATTGTCCATATTGTCCATAGCGTCTTTGAATAAACCCATTGTGGTGCCCTACAATAGGCACCATGCCAGCTACCCCCCTTTCAAATATCCCTGCCAAGATCATTGCCGGAGATTCCGTCTCCTGGCAACTGGCCCTTGTTGACTATCCTGCCTCCGCTGGCTGGGTGCTGTCCTATGCCTTCCGAGGCCCTGGCAGCATCAGTCTCACCGGCACAGCTACCGTTGATGACCACCTTGTCTCCATTACCCCTGCAATCTCCGCCACCTGGGCTCCCGGCCTCTATACCGGGCAGGCCTACATCAGCAATGGCTCAGAGCGCTACACCTTGGAAGAAAGCCTCCAGCTTGAAGTCCTGACAAACCTGGCCACCTCTGCCGCCAACTTCGATCCGCGCAGCGCAAACCAGAAGATACTGGATGCCATCGATGCGGTACTGGCCAATGCCGCAACCACGGATCAGAAAGAGGTGGAGATCGCCGGCAAACGGATTACCCGCTTTGAGCGCGACACCCTGAGAAAATTCCGCGGCTCGTATGCCCACAAGGTGTGGCAGGAGCGCAACCCTGGCCAGCTTGCCCCCACCATCAGTTTTGACTTTGGGGGTGGACGATGAACTGGCTCCGCACCGCCATGACCTGGGTGGGTATCAAAACGTCGCCGAAAGCGGCGGCCATCGCCCCAGGCAACCCATCTTTTGATGTGCTCTACGATTGGGTGTACGGCGCCACCGCAACGGACAAAGACCTCCGCCACTCCCTTGGCAAGCAACGTAAAGAGGCCCGTCTGCTGGCCCGCGAAAATCCGCTGGTCCGCCAATATCTCAGCCTGCTGGAGACCAACGTCATCGGGCCGAAAGGGATCAAGTTGCAGGCCCAGGTTCGGGATAGCAGCGGATCACTGGACAAACCTACCAATGACCTGATCGAGGGCAACTGGAACGAGTTCTGGAAATCCCCCTGGGTAGATGGCCGTCTGTCAGGTGTTGAAGGTGAGCACCTGATCCTCGGCACCGTCGCTGTTGATGGCGAGGCCTTTGTCCGCATGGTGCCAGGCTTCCAGAACAAGTGGGGGTTCGCCCTGCAGATGATCGATGCCGAACTGATTGACCACGGCTACAACCGCCCAGCCGGAAAGGGCGCCAACGAAATCCGCTGCGGGATTGAAGTGGACCAGTGGGGCAGGCCGGTTTTTTACCATGTCACCATCTGCCTTAACGATACCCCAACCGGATCACGCCTTCCGATCCCGGCCGCGCAGATGATCCACCTGTTCCGTCCTGACCGCATTGGTCAGACCCGTGGGATCACCTGGCTGTACAGCAACCTTTCGCAGCTCCGGATGCTGGATGCCTATAAAGAGGCCGAGGTGATCGCCGCCCGTCTCGGTGCCAGCCAGATGATGGTGTTCAAGTACGACAACCCTGAGCTGATCGACGAAAAAGCCCCCGCCAACTACCGGATGGAGGTGCAGCCAGGCAAGGGTATCACCTTGCCGCCAGGCCTCTCCATGCAGCAGTTCGACCCGAAGTATCCAAGCGCCAACGGCCCCGGATTCGATAAAAGCCAGCAGCGCTACATCTCCACCGGACTTCCAGGAGCAACCTACAACACCCTGGCAAACGATTACGAGGCGGTCAATTTCAGCAGCCTCCGTGCCAATGCCCTGGTTGAACGCGATATGTGGCGCATCCTGCAGCAATGGTTTGTCCAGGCGTTTAAGCAGCCTGTTTTTGAGCAGCACTTGCGGGCCTCGCTTCTGACCGGGGCGCTGAAAGTCGGCAGCCGCGATCCGGAAAAGTACAAGAACGTGCGCTGGTTCCCACGGGGCTGGGCTTGGGTCAACCCGCTGCAAGAAATCAACGCCTCGGTAATGGCCATCAAAAATGGCATGGCCTCCCGCACCAGCTCCCTGGCCGAGCAGGGGGAGGACTTTGAAACCGTCATTGAAGAAATTGGCCGACGAAACAAAAACAGCGGACGCCAAGCGCGTCCAGATCATGGAAACAAAACCAGCGCCACCAGCGCCGGAGGAGACCGATGCCAACAAAAAGCCCTGAAAAGAAGTGGTACAGCATCAGCTCCCAGGCTGACGACACCGCAGAAATCTACATCTACGAGCAGATCGGTGAGGATTGGTTTGGGGAAGGTGTCCAGGCAAAAAACTTTGTCAAGGAACTGGCCGGGCTCAAGGCCAGCAAGATCAACCTGCGGATCAACAGCCCAGGCGGTTCTGTTTTTGACGGCCAGACCATCTACAACGCCATCAAGCGCCACCCTGCCACCGTGGATACCTATATCGACGGCGTGGCAGCGTCCATTGCCTCGGTGATCGCCCTGGCTGGCGACAGGGTGATCATGGCCCCCAATGCCCTCTTTATGATCCACAACCCCTGGGGCTTTGCCCAGGGCAGCGCGGATGATATGCGCAAATATGCCGAGCTGCTGGACAAGGTGCGCGACACCATCGTCACCGTGTACCGGGAAAAATGCAGCCTTGCAGATGAAGAGATCATCGCCGCCATGGATGCGGAAACCTGGATGAGCGCGGAAGAAACACAAGCCGCTGGGTTCTGCGATGAGATCAGCAGCGCCTCTGCCGCAGTTTCCAACATGTTCAACTTTGCCGGGCTCGGCTTCCGTAACATGCCGCCCGAGGCCAGCCTGATTCATACCATTGAGCCGGTTGACCTTACAGCAACAACGCCTTCGGCCTCCGCCGAAGTTATTATCCCGCCCCAAGGGGCAAAAAAACCAGAAATGGAGGTAGTCGTCATGCCCGAAGCAACGACCGCCCCGAA